TGGTGGAGGAGGAATATCATGGGATGGCTCTACAGCAAATGGAGTTGCTACTTATAAAGATGCAGACGAAGCAACAGTAGAATCTAATCTAACTTTTGATGGAACTGATTTATCAATTGCATCTACAGGAAAAGTAATATTAGGCGGTGGAGATAGTTATATACTTGAATCATCTGCTGATGTCCTAGATTTATATGCTGGAGGAGATTTAATGTTACGTTTAACAGAAAATGCTGCTACTGGGAATAAAATTGATTGCACTACTAATCCTGTTGGGTTTACTCAATTTGAACCTACTTATAATGTGACCCATACTATAGTTTCTTTTAATG